GGAAGAAGCCCGACGCACCTAAATCCTTATCTTATAAGGGTTTTACGGCTGATGAAAACGGATTAAACCAGAACCAGCCAGGTTCAGACGGAACTAGCCAGAACCAGCCAATGCATAACTATGCAAACTTATACAAGCCACGTTTAGAAACTGTTTGTGAACGTGAAGGCCGCTATTTAGCTGACGGCGTACAACTTTGGGCGCAAGAGTATTTAGGCGTAAATTTAATGGACTGGCAATATTACGTTGCAACGGGTTTGCTAGCACATAACGCAGACGGCGACTTATTGCACCGGCAGGGCTTAGTTAGTGTTGCGCGTCAAAACGGTAAAAGCATTTTGTTAGCGAGCCTTGTAGGTTTTTGGGCTACAGAAATGCCAAAGCTGCGAAACCAGCCGCAAACCATTATAACTACGGCACATAGGTTAGACCTGGCTATAGAACTGTTTAACGCTGTTGCGCCAATACTTGAAAAAGAGTTCGGCGCTATTTTGACGTGGGCGGTAGGCCGTAACGAAGCTAATTTGCCTGACGGTACACGCTGGCTAGTTCGTGCTGCTACGCCTAATTCGTTTCACGGCCTTACTGCCGATTTGTGTTGCATAGATGAACTTTGGGCGGTATCGCCTGACTCGGTTTCTGTAGGTCTTTTGCCTACTATGCGTACACGGCGTAGCCCGCTTCTGTTTATGACTTCTACGGCAGGCGACGAAAGTAGTAAAGAAATGCAAAAATGGCGTGAACAGGGTTTACGGGCAATAGATGAAAAGAAAACTACGTCGCTTTACTTTGCCGAATATTCACCAGCGGGCGATATTGACCCTATGACGCCGCAAGCCTGGCTTCAAGCAAACCCTGCAATAGGTAGCACACTAACTTTAGACGTGATAGCTTCAGAAGCTGAACAGCCAAACCGTAACGCGTTTCTACGGTCAAGCGTCAATATTTGGACCGCTAGCGCTAACGGCTGGCTACAGCCGGGCGTATTTGACAAACTAGTAACAGCTGACCCTATGCCTAAAGGCGGCGTACTAGCTATAGAACAAAGCCAAGATGAAGCGCGTTATGTGGGCGTCAGGGCTGCATTAAACGGCAAAGGCGAAATACAAATAGCCGTAGAATTTGTTAAAGATACGTTAGCCGAATGCTGGCAAGCCGTAGAAACGGCCTGTATTGACCAAACTACACGCCTGCTTATTACGCCTGCGTTTGAAATGACGTTACCTACAAAGTTTGCCCGCCGCGCGTCTATGGTAGGCAACCGTGAGCTACAGCGCTGGACCGTTAGCACTAGGGCCGCAATACTTGAAGGCAAAGTGAGGCACGACGGTAGCCAGCTATTAGCGCAACACATAGAACGCGCTGTAGCAGTCAAAAACCAAGGCGCTATAACTTTGTCTAGTTTGCGTAGCCCCGGACCAATAGAACTAGCACGCTGTTTAGTGTTTGCCGTAAGTATGGTTAGCAAACCTTCAACAATAGGTAAACCGTTAATAGTTAGCACGCGTGGCGCTATATAGGTTTTGTTATCGGCTAAGGTAATGCGCGGGTAGCCGCCGAGTTTTAAGACTTTCTCGGTTCACGACTGCGGCGGCTACCTATCACAAATTTTTATTTTAAATGTGGCATACTTACCCAATGGCTTTATTTGCGCGCAAACCTGAACCTGCTAAACAAGTAAAAGCGGCTGCAGGTAGTAACGCAGGCGCTTCACAAATTGGCAATTTTTACGCTTATTCTGACGGCGTTTCTAGACAGCGTTTTATGCAAGTGCCGACTATTTCGCGTAGTCGCGATTTAATGGCGTCGGTTATTGGCTGTTTACCGTTAAAAATGTTTAAAGAAATTTGGAACGGTGAAGAAATAGAATTAGTGCCAGAAGCGCCGCGCAGTTGGTTATCACGAATTGACAAAGGCGTTACAAATAATTTTCTACTTTCATTTACACTTGATGACCTTCTGTTTTACGGAAGAAGTTTTTGGTTCATAACTGACCGCGATAGTTCGGGCTATCCAAGTAATTTTACGCGTTTGCCTGCCGCAATGGTTACAACGCAAGACCAGGCACAAAGTAGCGGCGTATGGTTTGGTCCGTCTAAACAAATATTGTTTCAAGGTTTACCTATTCGCTGGGAAGATTGCGTACAGTTTTTAAGCCCAATTCAAGGCTTAATTTATACCGGCGCAACTTCTGTAGATACTGCACTAAAACTTGAACAGGCCCGTAATCGCAACGCAAGCAGTTTGCAACCAGCCGTTACCCTTCGGCAAATGGGCGGCGAACCTATGAGCCCGCAAGAATTACGCGACTTAGCAGCGGCCTACGACGAAGCACGTTTTGCTTCTGCTACAAGCGCCGTTAACGAATTTGTAGAAGTAATACCAAATATGGCAACGCCTGACAAAATGTTACTTATTGACGCCGCCGAATACCAAGCAAAAGAAATCGCCAGAATCGCCAATGTCCCCGCATACCTTGTTTCCGTGAGCATTGGAAATTACAGTTACGTTAGTAGCGCTGAAGCTTCGCGCGATTTATACAAGTTTGGCGTTAAACCGTACATAGATTGCATACAAGAAACGCTTAGCGCTAATAACGTTTTGCCGCGCGGGACCGTAGTAAGGTTTGACATTGAAAGTTATTTAGAAAGTTACGAAATAGAAAAAGAAGAAGAATTAGTACAAGAAACGACGGTTAATAATGCTTAGATTGACGCCGCAAGAATTGACGCTAGACGCAGCGCCCGCTAGTGCAACGCTGCCAAGAAGAACATTAGCGGGCGTTGCGTTGCAATACGGAGTAGAAGCTGTAGTAAGCGACGGCCAAAAGGTACGGTTTGAACCTGGCAGTTTGCCACTTGAAGGCAAGAAACCTAAAATGTATATGTATCACGACGCAACCCAGCCAATAGGTTTGGTAACGGCCCGTGAAGTAGTAGGCGATACGGTTCTATTTGAAGCCCGCATAAGCGAAACCCGTCAGGGCGACGAAGCTTTACAACTAGCAAAAGACGGCGTACTAGATAGCGTTTCGGTAGGTATTTTGCCGGTTGAATTTAGTTTTGACGAAGCCGGCACAATGATAGTAACTAAAGCAGATTGGCAAGAATTAAGCCTGTTACCTTTTGGCGCTTTTGAAGCCGCTAAAGTAGAACGCGTAGCGGCCAGTATCCACCAAAACGAAGATGAAGTAGTGTTAAATAGTAAACAAGACCCAGAACAAGAGGTAGAAAAAATGGAAACAGAAACCCCACAAATCGTTGAAGCAGCAGCCGTACACACGGTATACGCGCAACCGCGTAAACTTCGTTTGCCAAGTACTTCCGAATATATTGCTAGCTATGTGCGCGGCGGTGCAGATTTTGCACAGATGAACGCAAACATTAAACAAGCAGTAGTAGAAGCAGCGCCGGGCGTTGCACCATTTATTAACACTGAAAGTACCCCAGGTATTTTGCCAGAAATTATTACTGGTTCTGTATATGACGGGCTTAACCCAGTGCGCCCGTTTGTTAGTGCTATCGGTACTCGCGCTATGCCTACACAGGGCGCAACGTTTCGCAGGCCAAAAATTACAACACGCCCAGTAGTACAACAGCAATCGGCGCAGTTTGACCAGCTAAACGCTTCAACTGTTGTAGTTTCAAACAATGACATTTCTAAACTAAGTTTTGGAACATTTGTTACAGTGTCTGAACAAGATTTAGATTTTTCAGACCCTGCAAGCATTGACATTATTTTGAACCAGTTAGCTATTGCTTACGGTCAGGCAACTGACAACTATGCAATAGATACTTGCCACGCTGCAATTTCACAAACTTCATCAGTTGCAGATACTGCAGTAGGTGCGGATTGGGTAGCAGCAATTTACGAAGGCGCACGACAAATTTCTACAGACTCTAACTATTTGCCTACGCATATGTTCGTAACGCCTGCCAGTTGGAAAGCTTTGGCAAGTTCAGTAGATGACCAGAACCGCCCAGTGTTTCCATTTGTAGGCGCACCTAACCTTATGGGTCAAAACGCTGCAGGTAATTCTTCTGCTACAAGTTGGAACGGCAACCCGCTTGGCCTTGTGCTTGTAGTTGACCGACACGCCCCAGGTTCGTTTATGGGCCACGCAGCCGGACCAGCTGCAGGCTTTGAATTTTACGAACAGCAAAAAGGCGCAATTAGCGTAGAAGTACCTGCAACTATGGGCCGCACTATTGCGTTCAGAGGTTACGCAGCCGGGTTTATGGCTGACGCTACTAAGTTCGTTAAGTTCGTCTAATAGCCGAAAGGTAGGCCAGTTATGGCCGTCTATTCGGTCCAGCAAAAATACTTAACCGATAACTACGCGGTAATCGTTTTACTTACTAACGCTGACCCGTTAGAAGTAGGGCAAAGCGTAACTATTGCAAGTGTTGACGCAACTTTTAACGGTACTTATACGGTAGTTGGTTTACCCCAATACTATTTTACGGGCGTAGATGACCAAGGTTTTTTTGTTTACGACATTGAAGCACCAATAGCTAACCAAGTTTTATACGCTAAAACAGCTGACAACGTAAACATAGTGGCCGCAACCGGCACACTAACTACTACGCCTGTATGCACCTGGATAACAGCGCAACAGATAGAAGATTGGCTAGGTATCGGTACAGCTACTGCAGCGGATACAGCATTTTTAACTACTTGCGCTTTGGCTGCTAATAGTTTTGCGTATCGCCGAAGATTAGAAGCAGGCTACAGAAACGAAAGCCTTACTACTGTGCCGAACGGTTCGGTAAGTCTGGGTACGATTATGTATGGCGGCGCGCTTTACCGTCAACGCGGCGGCGTAACAGATTTTGCTACTTTTGACGGTTTAGGTACAGGCGGCACTATGGGCTTATCACCAATGATTAAACAGCTGTTAGGCGTGGATAGGCCAGCGGTTGCGTAATGCCCCAAAACTTTACCGACCTGTTTAATACCGCGCTAACAAACTTAACTACAACACTTGAAGGCGTAACAGGCTTACAGGTAGTAAACGACGCGCGCAACTTAACGCCGCCCTGCGCTTTTATAGACGCGCCTAGCTTTGAAGCGTTCAACGCAAACATAGTAAAAATGGCGTTTCCAGTACGCGTAATAACGTTAGGACCAGGCAACCTAGACGCGCAACGCAGCCTATTAAACCTTGCCAGCAAAGTTTTAGGCGCAAACGTAGGCGTAACAGACGGCAGGCCTACAGAAGCATTAGTAGGCGGCGTAGCGTATCCCGCCTATGATTTGACTATAACAATGCAAGCACAAACCCAGTAAAGGCACAATATGGCACAATACATAGTTACTAGTGATAGGTTCGCTAATTGTAAACGCGGCGACATTTTAGACGGCAACGATTTAGAAGCAGCTGGTATAAATATTGAAGTGCTTATAGATAGCGGGCATATATCCACATATACGCCTAAGAAATCTGCTAAAACTAAAGATACAGAAACAGACAAGGACTAACCCACTATGGCAACTACCGTTTATCTTTCAAACCCAGCGCTAACAATTAACAGCGTAAACCTTACGGACCAGGCGACTAGCGCCGTATTATCGTTTGTATACGAAAGCCTTGAAACTACAGCGTTCGGCGATACAGCCCGCAAGTTTGGCGGTTCGTCTGTTACTTCGTTGCAAAATAATACTTTTGAAGTAACGCTTTATCAAAGTTACGCAGCGTCAGAAACAGAAGCAACTATTTATGGCCTTGTAGGTATTCAAACAACTATTACAGTTTCGCCTACAGCTGCAGGACTTGTAACGCCTACCGCTACAGAACCTAAATACACGCTTACAGGTGCTTACCTTGAAAGCCATACGCCAATTAACGCAACGCTAGGTGAACTAAGCACTATTACGCTTACGTTTACAGGTGGCACATTAGTTAAAGCTGTTTCGTAATGACGCGGCTTTGGCCGCTGAGAACTAAAACAAAACAAACCGCGTTTGATAAACGCCGTACCGAGAAAGGCAAGTAATGCAATTAACACTAAAAGCCGTATTTAACGACGGCACAGAATACGAAGTACAAACAAACCTAATGACGTTGGTTTCTTGGGAAAGAAAATATAAGCGCAAGGCGTCAGATATGGCAGCAGGCATAGGCGTAGAAGATTTGGCCTATATGTGTTACGAAGCTAGCCGGTTAAACAAAATTACAGTGCCAGCAAACTTAGATTTATTTATTGGCAGTTTAAAAAACATTGAAGTAATTGAACAGCACGACCCAAAAGTAGACCCGGAAGCTTAAGGTATGTAATGGCCGAAATACTGGTAGCTACTGGTTATTGGCCTAATAACGTACCGTATGAACTAGGCGACGTTTACGCAGTAATAGAAATTTTAAACAAAAGAAATAAAACGTATGTCTAGCCCGTTAACACTTCAAATTTCTGACGTACAAAAAACGCTTGCCGAGTTAAACAAATTTGACAAAGTTTACAGGCGTGAAATAACTAAACGCATTAAAGGCGCTGGTACAGAAATTATTACTACTGCACGGCAACTTGTAGGCGACGTACCGCCGTTGTCTGGTATGGCGCGCGGCAAACTTATTAAAGGCCGCGAAGTGTATTGGGATAACAAAAGCGTTAAAGCTGGTTTTAAAATTAAGGTAGGTAGGCGCGGTAGTAGGGGCGGCACGGTCCAGTTTAAAGATAAGTTTGACGCCGAAACTAACCCACGCGAAAGCCATAGCGTTACGTTTGGCGCTAGGCCTTATCAACTTATGGTGGCCCAGCAAACAGACGCAGCGGGCGCTATTTATGACCACGCTGGTATTAAAACTAAAGGCCAGTTTGTGACTAACTTAAATGTAGAAGTAGGTAGCCAGCCGCGCGCAATAGACCCAGCAGTAGAAAAAAATCGTAAAACCGTAGAATTTGCAGTAGTTGAAATTATTGACGAAGTAACAAAAGTATTAAACAAAAATTTAAAGGCCCGTTATGGCAATTAACATACCGATAGTAAGCACGTTTGACCCTAAAGGTTTAAACGCTGCAGAAAAAGCGTTAGGCGGCTTAAGCGGTTCAGCTGGCAAAGTAGGCAGAATTCTTAAAGCTTCCGTAGTGCCGGGGCTTATAGCGGCTGCTGGTTCAGTGTTGACATTTACTAAAGTTTTAAACCCAGCTATACAAGCCGCTAGCGATTTAGGCGAAAATACAAGCAAAATCAAAGTAATTTTTGGCGACGCCGGTAAAGCCGTAACAGATTTTGCTAAAACTGCTGCGCGTGAAATCGGTCAATCACAAAACCAAGTTTTAGCGGCTGCCGGTACATTTGGCACATTTGGTAAAGCAGCTGGTTTAGCTGGTACTGAACTATCAAATTTTACGACTGATTTTATTACGTTGTCAGCAGATTTAGCTTCATTTAATAACACAACCCCAGACGAAGCTATTAACGCTATTGGTTCAGCGCTTCGCGGCGAAGCCGAACCGCTACGCAAATTTGGCGTATTGCTAAACGACGCAACACTAAAAAGCGCTGCTTTAGAATTAGGCATATATAGCGGCAACGGTGCACTAACAGCGCAACAAAAAATCTTAGCTGCACAAAAAGTTATTTACGAACAAACAAGCGACGCGCAAGGCGACTTTGTTAGAACGTCAGACGGTTTAGCTAACCAGCAAAGAATTTTAAGCGCACAAATTGAAAACGTAAAAACAAAAATAGGCGAAGCATTACTACCAGCATTTTCAAAACTTGTTAAATTTCTTAACGATTTTGCAGTACCCGCGTTAGATAAATTTGTTAGTTCTCTTTCAAGCGGTAAAGGTCTAACGCCAAGTATTGCTTTAGCTATTGCTGAAATGGGTAAATTTGGGCCTTCTGTAGTAGAAGCTAGTCGTACTGCCGTTAATTCATTATTGCAAGTTGTACGGACTGCAGCTATTACTTACGAAAGTTTTAAAGCTTTAAGAACTGCCGTTAGATTTTTTAAAGGCGATTATGTTGGCGCATTACAAAATTTTGCGGGCGTAATTGGTGCTGCCGGCGTTGCCCAAGCTACTCGCCGTTTAGAACAAGACGCTAATAATTATTTTGACGCTTTACTTATAAACGTTAATAACATTACAACGGCAACAAAATTACAAAATGGCGCGTTACTTCAAACAGCAGACTCTTATGAACGTTTTGCGTTAAAAGCTGAAGCGGCTGGTAAAGCTGCTGCTGGCGCTGGTGGTAGTGGTTCGGGGGGCGTGGCTGGCGCAGCTAAAAAAGTTAGCGAGGCCGTTAAAGAGGCTTCAGAAGTTTTAAATAAACAAATGGCAGAAGCATTAGACGGGGCTAAAGACCGTCTTGAAAAAGCGCAAGACGCGTTTAACGATTTTTATACTTCGGTTAGCGACGTTATTAAAGGCGCGTTAGATTTTGGTGCAGCGTTTGAAGAAGGCGGCGAAGACGCAGGTTTAACGTTTTTTAGTGCGCTACAAAAACAGGCCGATAAAGCTAAAGAATTTGCGGGCTTAGTAGAACAGCTGTTAGCTAGTGGTTTATCTCAAGAAGCGTTACAGCAAGTTATAGACGCTGGCATAGATAGCGGCGCAGCTATCGCTAAAGAGCTTTTACAGTCCAGCGAAAACGTTTTGCGGGCTAACAAACTTGTATCTGAAACTAACGCAATAGCTGAAAGTATTGCTAATTTGTCGGCAAGCAAATTTTATGCGGCAGGCGTTTCTAACGCGCAACAATATTTAGCGGGCGTTGAGGCGGCTATGGCGGTAGCGCAAGCCAAATTAGGTAAAAAGGGTATAAATTTGGCTGACGTTAAAGGCATTAGTGCTGGTTTTGGCGACGCTATTAGTAGCACGCCAAGCCTTACAGGTCCTAGTATGCCGACGTTTGCGCCGATAGGTGCGCCTACAGATAAAGGCAGGCCGTTAGGTAACGTAACTATTAACGTTACGGGCGGTTTGGCTACTACTGCAGAAACAGCGGTAGCGGTCAATAACGCAATGCTTGCCTATAACCGTTTGGCTGGGCCTTCGCAGTTAGCAATTTCGTAATGGCTGGGGTAGCTGTTGTAGGTTCAGGTAATTACGAACTGTTCATAGATACAGGTTTCGTACAAGACGCATTTATTTTAGACGCAAACCCGCAAGGCGTTTTAAATAATACGCAATATGTTTTAGACGGCACTACTAATTTTGCAGGCGTTTTAGAAGGTTGCGTAGGCGTAAACGTAAGGCGCGGCAGACGCGACCAGGGCGACCAGTTTGGTACTGGCACTATGACGTTTACGCTTAGCGATACAAGCGGAATTTTTAACCCGTTTGATGAACTTAGTCCCTATTTTGACGCAGCTACAGCGCAACCAGGTTTAGCACCTATGCGTAAAGTTGAGCTAGTCCGCTACGACGATTTAAATAACGCCGAATATCTTTTTAAAGGCTACATAGTTAACTATGACTACAACTTTGCTTTAGGTGGCATAGATACGGTAACGGTTTTTTGTGCAGACGATTTTTATTTATTAAGCCAAACCGTTTTAGATGAATTTAACGTAAGCGAAGAATTAACAAGCGCCCGGCTTACAGCTGTTTTAGATTTACCAGAAGTTAACTTTCCTATAGCGCAGCGCGCTATTACTACAGGTACGCAAACGTTAGGCGGCGCTGCAGCTTTTACTATTAGCCAGGGTACAAACGTTTTAAGTTATTGCACCAATATAAACGAAGCCGAACAAGGCCGCCTATTTATGTCGCGCGACGGTTTACTAACGTTTCAACCGCGCGTAGGTAACACGCTTAGCGGGTCTGTAGCAGACTTTCACGACGACGGCACAGAAATAAAATTTAATTCTTTAGGCATTAGTTTTGAAGCTGACCAAGTAGTAAACCGTGCAGTAGTACAAATTTTAGGTAGCAATAACCCGCAAACGGCAGACGACGCAGCCAGCCAAGCCAAATATTTTATACAAACCCAAAGCATTACAAACAGCCTTTTACACAACGACACAGCAGCCGCAACCCTGGCTAGCTACCTGCTTGAAGGCGAACCAGAACCGCGCTACACGTCTGTAGGTACTGCTTTTAATATGTTAAATACAGCCCAGCGGGATACGGTAGCCATAATAGATATAGGCGATACAATAACAATAGAAAAAACGTTTACTAGCGGCGCTGGCACTACAGAACTAGCGCAAGAGCTAAGCATAGAAGGCGTAGAACATACGTTAAATATTGGCGACGGCCATAAAATATTGCTGTTTACTAGCCCTACAACTATCGTTTATGAGCTAATTTTAAATGACAGTTTGTACGGGGTCATAGACGCCGGCAACGTTTTAGGGTAATCTGAAAGGTACTTATGCCATTAACTACATATACCGCTGGCGAGGTTTTGACCGCTGCGTCGCTTAACGCAAATTTTAGTTTTGCTGCAGCTAACGGTTTAACTTTAGTTACAGCAGGCACATTTTCAGCGGTAACAACTTTTACGGTTGACAATGTTTTTAATGCCACATACCGCAATTACCGAATTTTGGTTCACGACACACAAGTTACAGGTGCAAGTGCGCAAGTCGTAGAAACAAAATTGCGTGTTGGTGGCGTGGCAAGCGCTACGACTTACTTTTCGGCTAGAAGCGGTTACAACTTTACAACAGGCCTAATTAACGCTGATGTTGTCAATAACGGTACGCATTGGTTTATTCAACGTGCAAACGGTTCAGGCAGTAGCGACGGCGAAGGCGCTTGCAGTTTTGATTTGTTTGGGCCAGCGTTGGCGGCGAACACATTTTTTAGCGGAACGGCTAACGACGGCGCATATCAGGCGGCTTGTGCTGGGTATCACAACACAGCCACAGCCTACGATGGCATTAGTTTTACATTAACAACAGGTGCGACAACTATGACAGGTATTTATCGGATTTACGGATATCAGGATTAACTTATGAAAATTTGCGACAACGGCACAATTAGAGAAATGACGGCAAGCGAAAAACAAGAACAAGAAAAAGTGTATGCCGAAGCCGAAACACGAACCGAAGCGCAAGCCGCTAAAGCAGTAGCCCGTCAAGCCGTTTTAGACAAACTTGGATTAACAGCAGATGAAGCCGCCGCACTTCTTGGCTAGTTTAGCAATCTTAATAATGCTTACCGCTTGCGAAACTACACGCGACAACACAATTACGGTTAAATCAAAAGTAAAAAATAGCGCACTAAATACTTGTTATGTGCCTGACCGTTGCGGGATAACGCCGTGAAACGCTACCGATACAGCCCAGACGAACTACACGCGCGCCTAATCGTTACGGTAGGCGTACTGCTTGGTTTAGTTTTTAGCGTCATTGTTGTAGGTATGGTTTACGGCTTATTGTTTGTTAGCCAGCCAATAGAACAAAGCCCAAACGACGCAGCCTTTATAGATTTAATGTCAACTATTGTAGTTTTTTTGACTGGCACATTATCGGGCTTGGTTGCGTCTAATGGTATTAAAAGCAAACGTAACGAATATTTAAACGAAGATGACTAGACCGTATACAGCTGTTAAAGCGCCGGTAGCTAGTGGCCCGTTAAAAGGTAATGACGAATTTATACGGCAGGTAGTTAAACGGTCTATGGGTTCGCTTTGGAATAATGGCAGTTGGGTAGTGCGCGATATTCGCACAAAGCCTGGCCAGTTATCTAATCACGCGCGCGGGCTGGCTACAGATTTTAGCTACCGTAAAATGACTGATAAAGGTTTAGTAGACGGGCGCAAAGTTGCGTTGCCGTTTATATACAAGCTGTTAGAAAATGCAGACGTTTTACAAATTGAATTAGTTATTGACTATCACGAAAACAGAAGCTGGAAATGCGATAGAGGTACTTGGATAAAAGGTAAGTGGTCGGGCGGCGATTGGTTTCATTTGGAAATTTCTTTAGCTATGGCCAGCGACGCAAACCTAGTAAAACAAGCGTTTCAGCAAGTGTTTAAGGATATGCCACAAACTGTTTAGCGCATAGGTTAGGGTTTGTTTAACCCCTTACCGAGAAAGTTAGGCCGTATATGACCGTTTTGAGCAAAGCTGTTATTTCAGCATTAGTAGCTATTACTTCACTGTTTATATTAAAGCCGCCGCCTGCACCTACAGCCAGCGACTTACAAACGCCGTTTACAAGCGTTTACGAAGCATACGAAGCGCCTATAGACATACCAGCGCCTACGACGTCTACAACGCTTATAACGCCTGCCATTGACCTATGCGGGCAAGTATTTAATATGGCCAAATACATAGGTTGGCCAGACCACGAACTAAGCAAACTAATAGCAGTAGCTCAACGTGAAAGCCGGTGCACGGTACAAGCATTTAACCCTAAAGACCCTAACGGCGGTTCAGCCGGGGTAATGCAAATAAATTATTTTTGGTGCAAACCTTCGCGCTACTGGCCTAACGGTTATTTACAAGCGCACGGCCTACTTACAGACTGCAGCGAACTATTTAACTTAGAAACTAATTTGCGTAGCGCTTTAGCTATTTACCGTTATAGCGACGGATGGCGCGCGTGGTCAATCTAAAACACTTTATAATCGCGCTGCTACTTACTGCGTACACGGCTTTGATATGGTACGTTAAACCCACTAACAGAAAGAACCGAGACAATGAACGAAAACGTAAACGACGACCTGCAAAAACTGTTTGACGCAGACAAAGCGCAACTAAAAGCGCTAACGCAAGTCATAAACCAGATAACAAAAGGCAACGTACCTTTACGCGACCCAAGCGAACTAGTAACTAATAAAAATATTAGAAACTTACAAAACTGGGCTAGTGAATATACGTTTGATGACGGCGATTTAGTGCAAGATTTAAAGTCTGCAATTATTGAGCTTCAATATTTGTTAGCTGTAATAAAAGATTTGCGCGAACAGGTAAAGCATTTACAAAGCGAAAACGCACGTTTAGAAAGGCTGGCCGCTAATGCAATTTAACGAACTAGGTCAGCCGGTTATCCAGCTAAGTCAAGCCGATTACGAAAACTGTTTAAAAGTTATTGAATTGCAGTTAGAAGCCGGCAAGCAGCTTAATTTTAAAAACAGTAAATACGATATGAACCCTGAACAGGCTTACGCGGTTAGTTTTTGTGGGGCTTTAGGTGAACAGGCTGTAGCTAACTATTTTGGTTTTGATTACAGCTATTTAGGTTATGACCCTAAACGTAATGACGTTTTAGGTTATGAAGTTCGCACTACTTATTATGCAAATGGGCGTTTATTGACGCACCCAGTAGAACAGCGCGCTAACGATATTGGCGGCGATAAGCCAGGCCGTTACATATTGGTAACTATTGAGCAAAATATTTTACGGGCAACTATTCGCGGTTATTCAACGCTTGCACGTTGTAACGAACGTCAAAGTAACTGGGATACTGCGCTGCGCTGGCCGTGCTTTGCTATGCCACAAAACCAGTTATGGCCTATAGATATGTTGCCGGCTACTGACGAACTTTTAGCGTTTAGACAAGTTAAGGCGGTTGCGTAATGGGTTTTAGCTTAGATAATTATGTAGATGTAGCTACACGTTTACAGTTAGCCCACGCAAAATATCCAGAAATACGGATACAAGAAACGCACCGTGAAGTTATAGAAATGCCAGACAAAACTTGTTTTATCCGCTGCACTGTTACCGTATGGCGCGACGCAAACGACCCAATACCGGCAGTAGCTACAGCTTGCGAAATCTATCCAGGCCGTACCCCGTACACAAAGACCAGCGAAAACGAAGTAGGTTTTACGTCTGCTTTAGGGCGCGCTTTGGGTTATATGGGCTTTGCTATAAACAAAAGTATTGCTAGCCGTGATGAGGTAGAAGCAGCGCAAAGCAGGCAACCTACAACCCGTTTAGCGTCTGTAACGCCTATAAATGACGTTGAAGTACCTTTTCCAGAGGAAGGCCCTGCAAAGGTTTATCCGTCTACTAAACAACTGGGGCTTATGCGCGGTTTGGCTAATGGTAAAGGTATTAAAGGCGACGAGCTTAAAGCGTATTGCTGTAATGTTTTGGGCCGCACGATTAACAGCACAAACGATTTAACTAAACAGGACATATCAAAGGTAATAGACGCGTTACAAGTAACAGGCGAACTAGAAAACTAATTACGGGCATAGACCTAAGCCGGTTGCGCGGCGGTTGGTAACACGCGGTAACGCGGGTAGAAGGCGCTGTAGTGATACAGGGCCTGGCTAAAGAATAAAGTTATGGGTGCTGCGTGAGGCTAAGCAGCGGGGGGCTTATCTGCATTATGGTTTACAAACACAAACAAACTATGAACGTAACAAAACAAATAACTTGGCTGCGCCCGTCAACCTGCACAACTAACCACCTATTAAGAGCAAGCGCGATAGCGCGCGCTAGCAAGCGAAGCGCCTAATGCCTAAACGTAAACAAACCCATAACCAAAGCCAGTTAACAAAACGCACACTAAACCAAACAGCACGAAGCCAAACCCAATACAAAACAAACAGACGCCTATTACTAAAAGAAAAACCATTATGCCATTGGTGCAACAGTAGAGAAGCCACAACTGCAGACCACTTAATAGAAGTAGACCGCTGGCCCAAAGACCAGCTAGGCGTCAACGGACTAGACAACCTAGTACCGGCCTGCAAACCCTGCAACAGTTCACGCGGCGCACGATACGGCAACCTAAAACGCAAAAGCATTTACGAGCCAGCACCCACAGTAAACATAAACGCAAAAAAAACTTATGCAACCGAACGTATAACTATACAAAACAATAAAACAGCAAACCCGTTTTTTTACCCGCCTAGCGCTGCCCCCGATCCTTCTC